GTTCGTGACTGTTGGTGACAGTAGCTACGGTAACATCATCAAGCTTGGACACCTCGCTGACATGAACCGTGACACACAGGAAATGTTCTTTGACTTCTGTCAGGTCATGGAGCTTGTTGACTATGAAACACCTAATGCTGTAATTCGTAATGCTAATGCTATTACAGCTGCGGTAGAGGCTGCACCAGCAGAAGAAATGTCTATCGAATTTTAAGGAGAGTAACTAATGACTAAAGGTATTGATAGCCTGATCGAAGATGTCTACTCCGTGTTCACTGATGGATACGAGAAGACAGACGATAACGAAAAGGCTATTGATGCCTTTGGTGAGAACCTTAAGGAACTACTAAGGTCTCGCCTTACTCCTCGAAAGAGTGGTGACTTCTACCTCCGCTTGTCTGCCATAGGGAAGCCCTCCCGCCAACTATGGTACGACAAGCAGGGGTACAAGAAGGCGGTGCTTACTGGAGACACACTGCTAAAGTTTCTTTACGGTGACATCATCGAAGAGATTCTTTTAACAGTAGCTAAACTTTCTGGTCACAGTGTGACACATGAGCAACAGAAGGTAAAGGTAGCAGGTATTACAGGACACATGGACGCAGTGATTGATGGTCATGTAGTTGATGTTAAGTCTGCTTCACCCTTTGCTTACAAGAAGTTTGTTAACGGTAGCCTACCACTTGATGATCCCTTTGGTTACCTACAACAAATCTCTGCTTATAGTGAGGGTGTACCAGACAACGAGGGTGTAGCCTTCTGGGCTATGAACAAAGTTAACGGTGACCTTACCCTGTACCAACCATCAGAAGATGTCCTGCCTGATACCTATGAAAGAGTAGAAGAGTTACACGAACAGTTAGCCTTGGATGAACCACCTGAACGGTGCTACCCAGACATCCTAGACCTTAAGACAGGTAATCGTAAGCTAGATACTGGCTGTGTGTTTTGTGACTTTAAGAAAGTATGTTGGGCAGATGCTAACGATGGTGAGGGACTGAAGGGTTACAAGTATGCAGCCATGCCTTTCCCTCTGTACTTAACTGAGGTAGTCAAGGCTCCTAGAGTAGATGAGATTGACATTGCCTAGGAAGTTAAGCATTAGACAACAAGCACTCAAGGCTGGGTATCGTTCTGGCCTTGAGGAAAAAACAGCTAAGATGTTAACGAAGAAGAAGATTAAGTACACCTACGAAGAGACCAAGATAAAGTGGGAAGACTTCAAGATCAGGACGTACACTCCAGACTTTGTTCTTCACAATGGTATCATAGTTGAGACAAAGGGCAGGTTCACAGCTGCCGATAGACGTAAACACCTAGAGATAAAACGACAGTACGGTAAAGAACACGACATCAGGTTTGTGTTTAGTAACAGTAGGTCTAAACTTTACAAGGGTGCTAAGTCTAGTTACGGTGACTGGTGTAATAAACATAACTTCCTATACGCAGACAAGGAGATACCTGAGGTATGGTTAAATGAATGAAGACTTGAGAATACGTATCTTGGGAAGGTTCTCCCTTGAAGAGATAGCAGAGGCAGCAAGGGTAACACCCAGCATGTTTATACAAGCCTTTGAAGATGAGATACTAGAAAACTTAGAACGCCTAGCTGACATAGACTTAGGGTTTGTAATAGAGAAAGACACAGATGAACTTTAAAGAATACCAAACAAAGGCTGTAAGCTTTGCAATCTACCCAGCTACACACAAGGTTCTATACCCTACCTTAGGTCTGTGTGGTGAGGCTGGGGAGGTAGCAGAGAAGGTAAAGAAGCAGGTACGTGACAATAAGTTTAGTCGTCATGAGACAGCTAAAGAACTTGGAGATGTTCTCTGGTACTTAGCTAACCTAGCCAATGATCTAGGATACAGCCTACATGAGATTGCTGAGAACAACATTGAGAAACTAGAGAGCCGCAAAGAACGTAACGTAATTCAAGGGTCAGGAGACAACCGATGAGCAACAACTACCTACCAACTGACTACCAATCCTTTATTCACAAGTCACGGTATGCCAAGTACCATGAGGGTACAGGTCGTGAGTCATGGGATGATACAGTCACACGCTTCTCTGCTTGCGTGATCCGGGACATGGTTGACCCAAAGACTAAGTACGCATTAGAGCAAGCCATCCTTGGCCTTGAGGTTATGCCATCCATGCGTTCCCTTATGACTGCTGGTGCAGCTGCTGAACGTGACAACACATGTATGTACAACTGTAGCTACCTAGCCGTAGATGACCTTAAGTCCTTCGATGAGGCTATGTTCATCCTGCTCTGTGGTACTGGTGTTGGTTTCAGTGTTGAACGTCAGTCCATCACTAAGCTCCCTGAGATTCCTGAGACCCTCTATCCTAGTGAAACTACTATCGTGGTTAAGGATTGCAAGGAAGGGTGGGCTAAGTCTCTGCGTCAATTGATTGCACTCCTGTATAGTGGTGAGATTCCTACTTGGAATGTATCTAAGGTACGTCCAGCTGGTGCTCCACTCAAGACATTTGGTGGTCGTGCATCAGGTCCAGCACCCTTGGTTGATCTGTTTAACTTTACTATTGCCACCTTTAAGAAAGCATCAGGTCGTAAACTGTCCTCTGTTGAGTGTCACGACATCATGTGTAAGATTGGTGAAGTAGTAGTAGTTGGTGGTGTACGCCGCAGTGCTATGATCTCTCTGTCTAACCTTTCTGATGATCGTATGCGTTCAGCTAAGTCAGGTGCATGGTGGGAGAACAACCCACAACGTGCCTTGGCAAACAACTCTGTAAGTTACACTGAGAAGCCTGACAGCCTGTCCTTTATGAAAGAATGGATGTCATTGGTAGAGAGTGGGTCAGGTGAACGTGGTATCTTTAACCGTGAGGCATCGAAGAAACAGGCAGCTAAGAATGGTCGCCGTGATGCTGACTATGAGTTTGGAACTAATCCGTGCAGTGAAATCATCTTGCGCCCAAGCCAGTTCTGCAACCTAACCGAGTGTGTAGTACGTGCTACTGATAACATTGACACACTGTCTGAGAAGGTACGTCTAGCTACTATCTTGGGTACGATACAGTCTACCTTCACTAAGTTCCCGTACTTGCGTAAGCAGTGGACAGACAACACAGCAGAAGAACGTCTGTTGGGTGTGTCACTAACTGGCATCATGGACAACCCACTGATGACAACAACAAACAAAGGATTGGAGAAAACCCTTGAACATCTTAAATCTGTTGCCGTTGCTACTAACTCTGAGTGGGCTGAACGTCTTGGTATCCCTGTTGCTACTGCTATCACTTGCGTCAAGCCTTCTGGCACTGTCTCCCAGCTTGTGGACTCTGCTTCTGGGATTCATGCTCGTCACTCAGCCTATTATATTCGTACTGTCCGTGGCGACAACAAAGACCCACTGACACAGTTCATGAAGGATCAGGGTATCCCACACGAACCTGATGTCTTCAAACCTGACCAGACTACAGTGTTTAGCTTCCCGCAGAAGGCCCCTGAGGGTGCTACATGTACAGCTGACATGACTGCTATCGAACAGCTGGAGATGTGGTTGGCTTATCAACGTAACTGGTGTGAACACAAGCCATCTGTCACTATCAATGTTAAGGGTGGGGAATGGCTAGAGGTAGGTGCCTTTGTTTACAAACACTTTGATGAGATGTCAGGTGTATCCTTCCTACCGTTCAACGAACACACATACCAACAAGCACCTTATCAAGACTGTGATGAAGCTACGTACCAAGAGATGTTGGGAAAAATGCCTGGTCGTATTGACTGGTCTAAGCTTTCGGAGTATGAGAGTGAGGACAATACATCTGGTAGTCAGACACTGGCTTGCTCTGGTGACGCATGTGAAATCGTAGACCTAACCTAACTTACTCTATGGCGTAAACATCATAAACTTACGGTATGGCGTAAACATCATAAACTTACGGTATGGCGTAAACATCATAAGGAACCTAACTATGTACACTGTTATAACTCGAAACCAATGTAACTTCTGTGACACAGCCAAAGCCCTGTTGAAAGGAGCAGGGCAAGGCTACACAGAGTATAACGTTCAGACCGATAGCTCTAGGTGGGTACTAACCTTGATGAGACAGGCAGGGCTTACAACTGTACCTCAAATCTTTTCCTCTAGTGGTACTCACATTGGAGGTTACACTGAGTTGAAAGAGTTCTTTGGTAAGTTAGAAGGGAGTGAGGTATGACAGTAGTACGTAAGCAATTCAACAGGGCTTTGTATGAAGCCTATGATGGACCAGCCCGTAATGCTCTAGTCCTTTACCTTGAGGATAACGGTCACACCATCATTAACAACGAGGAGAACTACAAAGTAGATGTGATCTCTCAGAAGGGTGCTTACACTTACTATAACGAAGCTGAGGTTAAGACAGCATGGAAGGGTGACTGGCCTGCTCACTGGGAAGAGGTACGTATCCCTGAACGAAAGAAGAGGCTAATAGAAATGTATAAGTCATCTCCGTTTAGTGTGCTTAACTTCTACATCTTTCGTCCTGACTTCAAACAGGCATGGCGTATCAAGGACACACTGCTGACAGAGAAAAGTCTTAAGGAGGCCAAGGGTCGTTACATCCAGAAGGGTGAGAAGTTCTTTCATATCCCTTACACATCAGCAGAGTTGATTAAACTATGAGCAATGAACCACCTAAGAAACAAACACGTACTCGTCGTAAGACTACATACAAGGGAGCAGCAGATAAGAAGACATCAGGTATCGTACCTCGTACTGACAACCAAGGTAAGTTACTTCAAGCCCTAGCTAGTAGCAGTCAGGTGTTTATCCTTGGGCCAGCTGGTACAGGAAAGACCTACGTTACTACAACCTACGCAGCTGATCAGTACACACTCAAAGAGATTGACAAGATCGTCATCACTAGGCCTCACGTAGCTGTAGGTAAGGAGTTAGGGTTCTTGAAAGGAGACCTAAATGAGAAGACAATGCCTTGGGCTTTACCTGTCTTGGACGTTCTGGAGAAACACCTTGGTAAAGGAGCAGTGGAAACAGGGATCAAGAATGGCAACATTGAGATGGCTCCTCTTGCTCTTATGCGGGGCCGTAGCTTCGATACTGCCTTCATAATTGTAGACGAAGCACAGAACATTACAACACACGAACTTAAGATGCTGTTGACAAGGGTAGGTGAAGGCTCTACTATTGTCCTTAACGGTGATGCACAACAGTCAGACCTAAAGGAAGCAGATGGCCTGTCTAAAGTTATTCACCTAGCTAAGAAGCACATGTTAAATGTACCCATCATTGAGTTTGGGGTTGACGACATTGTTAGGAGTGGTGTATGTGCTGAGTGGGTTAAAGTATTTATGAAGGAGAACTTGTAATGGCTAAGTGGGACTTTGAACGTCAGATGGAACACCCTAAGATGCACGAGTACGAAGAGGATAAGGGTTCCCCTGTTGATCCAGTTAATAAACCTGCACACTATGGTGATGGTGCTATTGAGTGTATTGACTACATGAAGGACAACATGGACCACATGATGTTCATGGGTTACCTAGAAGGTAATGCTAAGAAGTACATGCACCGAT